CGCTGCAGTTCCGTCATCGGGTACTGGACATACTTCTTGTCCTTGTTGTACGCGACCATGCGGTCAACCATGCCGAGCGTACCCGGCGTACCACCCACACCCGCGCCGATCAGCCACTTGAGCGGGAGGATTTCCAGCGGTTGGCCCATCTGCGTGCAGATGTTGTTCTTCATGATGTACGACAGGATCGTCTCTTGCGCTGCGGTGTTGACCGGCTGGCTGCCGATGTAACCGAGCTGCGCCGGCGGGAGCATCAGACGATTGGGCAGAACCTTCCAGCCCGAAGCTTGCCACGCGCTCGTCAGGATTTCATTGCAATCCTTCAGGATTTCGAGAGCCGTCTTCGTCGTCCATTGCGGCGTCGTGCTGGCACCGTTCGCGACGTTCTGGAAGCTGCCGACCGAACTGTTCGAATTGACCAGACCCGTGAAACCCATCGTCGTATCGCCGAAGTAGACGATATTGTCCAGGTCCATGTTGCGCTTGAGGTTCATGCCTTCGACCTTCTGCGCGTCGACCGGCTGGCCGAGGGCTTGTGCCTTCACCAGTTCGGGCACCGTGTACTTGACTTCAGCACCCCACAGGCGCATCGGTTGCGGCGTCTTGCCGATGTCCAGCGACGGACCGGCGATCGCGTTGCCTTCGTTGCTGATCCAGTTCAGACCGCCGGGGTTGATGCCGCCCGACATGGCGAACGTCGAGTTCGTCCACGACGCAACTTCGTCAGCCGGAGAGACATCCGTGCGGATCTCGACGTCACGCGACCACGTGAATTCGACCAGCGGTTCGTTGAGCGTCTGGTCCAGACGTTCGAGCTGACCCACCAGAAATACGCCCGTCGAGTCGACGGTCGCCTGGTCGTACGTCATCATGTTGTCGGTCGTGAAGTGGCGGATTGCTTTCCGCGACGCTTCAGCGATTTCCCGGCGCTTGAGGAATTTTTGAACAGACATGTCCATTTATTTAATGCTCCAGAAATGCAAAAACCCGCCGAAGCGGGTCTCTGTGATGCGCGTTAGCGCCGGGATTTAGATGTTGAACGCGATTTCGACGGCCGAGTAGGCGTCAGCCGGACCCATGAAATAGCAGTTCGACGGAAGGGCGATCGTGTTGGTGGTGTCCGAGGCGGCTTCGAAGCCACCCAGCGGCTTGCCAGCGGACGGCGTAGCGACGCGCACATACACCGTACCGCCCTTGGTAGCGGCAGCAACACCGCCAAGCGTGGCCATCACGTAGCCGCGCTTCAGGATGTCAGTCACACCCGAGGTCGGCGGCGTCGACGTACCGAGTGCGTCCGTGCCGTTCGTCTGGATCGGGAAGGGGCGCAGGTTGATGCCGTACACCGAAGCGGCGGTATCGCCCGACAGATTGATCGGCTGAATCTTGCCCGATACCAGTTTGACTGCTACGCCAAACACGGTCGGCGGCGTTGCCGAATCGATCTGCTGCGTTTCGATGGTCGCGACTTCTGCGCGCTGAAGGTCACCGGCGAAACCCGCCGGCATGCGGAATGTAAAAGCTTGCAACGAGGGCATGTCGGCTCCTTACTTACGGTTCGCCCAGAAAGCGGCGTGGATTTGGTTGAGGTCTTTCTTGGCGACGGTTTGCGCGTCAGCGGTCGCGGTCTTCGCAGCCTTGTTCTTCTGCTTCACGAGTTCCGATGCGGCGTGGAAGGCCATCTTTGCAGCGGCACAGTCCATCTTCGACACATCGGCGTCGCCCGTGATGATGCGAACGAGGTCGGCGTTGCTGTTCTCGAGACCAGCGCGCAGGGCGCGGCGGCGCAGCACGCAGAGCGAATCAGCCGTCTTCTTGCCTTCCGCCTTCGCATCGAACGTCGGCAACTTCACGCCGGGGGCGAGGATTTCAGCGCGGGCCTTGGCGTCCTGGAACTCGTCGCGGAGGGCGGCGGAATCGTAGGTCTTGTCGTCCTTCTTTTCCGAATCAACGTCGGGATCGGCATCCGTCGTTGCCGGGTCGGCGTCCGGGTCATCCGCAGGGTCGGCATCGGCCGTAGCGGGCGCCTCCAGCTTAGCCACGCGCTCACCGATTGCCGTGACCGCCTGCGTCAGCGCATCGACGGCGGCACATACCTTAGCCATCGGGTCGTCGGTCGGCGCCGGGTCGGCATCAACGGTGGCCGGATCGGACGCGTTGGCCTTCTCCGCGCCAGGCATGTGAATGTGGATCGCCGGCACGTTTTCGACCATGCCGCCTTCGTCCTTAACTTCCTCAGACAGCGCTTTTTCAAAGGCTTCCGAATCGCGCGTCATGAAGAGTTTGCGCAACTTGTCCTTGAGGGACTCGGCGCCTTTCTTAACAGCCATGGGGGGATCTCCTAGTAGGGAGGGGTGAGTTTCATCTTGGACGGAACAGGTATCACCGCACCGCGGGTTCCTGACTAGCGCCACGTGGTTAGCCACAATGGACGTTTGCCGCGCCCGTCCTGGCGCGATTTGCTCATAATCCGCGTCGTATCCAACGCTGATACCGCGCAAGCCGTTGTTGCGGACTTCATTGATAGCGAACTTGTCTTGAATGAGAAGGTCCGCGATGAGCAGGTCTGACTGTTCGCCTTCGCCGCGGCGCGGGTTGAACGTCGATCCCTTGGCGAGAATGGCCCAGTTATCAGGCGTCACCTCGTCCTTCGGATGACCGATGGTGACCGGCTTTCCGAGCAGGCTGGCGAGCGTGTCGGGCGCGAATACGACATCGGGATCGCGCTCAACGACGATGATTCCGTCTTTGCCGGCCTCTAGGTCTGGCAATTCGATGTCGGCATATTCCTGCGTGCCGATACGTGCGATGGGCACTCCCTCTGCGACTAAAAATCCCTCGGGCGTGAAGTACTGATTCGGGCCCAACTCTTCTTCGGCAAAGAAGCCGGACGCGGTCACGGAGTCTTTAGTAGGCGCGCGCTTCGTCTTGCACGCTTTGCATTCGCATGGTGCTGACATGATTACTTGGCCGCAGTGATGCGCACCTGCGCCGGGTCGCCAGTCGTAATCGCAGAGATGGCGGTGTTCGCATTCAGGTTCATGACGACGGGCACGTTTTGCACGAGCGGATGACCGTTCGCTACCGTCACCGAGGCTCCGTAGCCCACGTACGCGACTGCGGGTCCGAGGTTCGTCAAAATGACCTGAGTCGGCGTGCCCGTGGCCGGAACCGTGACAGACTGGGACGTGCCATTGGCGGCGATTACAGTCTCGCCAGTGAAGATGAAATCGGGGAGGGCCATTATTTAATCCGCAGTGATTGGTGCGCCGTTCTCGGCTTCGTATTTCAGTTTGCTGGCGTACCACTCGGGCGCGGCATTTATGAATGCGCTGGCCATGGACTGCACAAAATTGTTGCCATTCGCCTCCAGCCAGATCACGTACTCGCCGAGGATTTCTTCGTCTGATTTCATGTCTACTCAGTCCGGAATGATGGGTTCGGCAAAACAGCGACAATTCCAGATACAGCCAGGGTTTGCTCTCTCACCCGATCGCTCGTCGGCGATGGGCGGGTTGTGCCACTGGAATATCTTGCCGTTGAGTTTCTTGTGATCGCTGCGGACGGCCCCGTCTCCCGATGTCCGCCACACGTAGGAATCAGCGCCGATCGATTCTGCTCGAGCCTGCGTGAGCGTTGTCGATGTGCGTGCTACCTCGGTGCGGGCGATGAGCACGGCTCGCGACTCAGCGACGCCCGTAGAGTTTCGAATCTCTTTCGCAATCTCGGTAAACCGCGTCGAGTCTTCGATGCCAGCCAGCGTCAGCCTATGCACCCGCTGCGCCGCCTCAATCGGAATGCTCTGAATCAGATCAACCTGATCGGCCAGAAGCTGCCTCATCACACGCCCGGTAGGCGCATTGCGAATCTCTTCCCGCAGACCGCGCGACAACTCCTTGGCCATCGTCTGCCATGCCTGCTCGTCTCGCAGGGCGACGTCCATCAGCATGTTGCTGGCGGTTTGCGTCGCCCAGCCCTTGAGCATGTCTGAGTAGGCTTTCAGCAACTGCTCGATCGTCGGCACCTGCGACATGTCGCCAGGCGTGAAGGGCTGGATGATCGAACCGACTTGCTGCGCTACCTTGCGGAGTTGCAGGGCGTATCGCTGCTCGATGCGCTGCGTCTTGACCGGGTTGCGGCTGCGCTTGCGGTCAAGGGTGAGGGTCATTTGTAGTTTTCGCGCTTGAAGTCTACTGCTCGCTGTCGATCAGATCGCTAATATCGATTGGGGCTCCAATCGATGCGCCGAACATGCGAAGTGCATCGCTCATTTCTTTGTCGCTGATGCCGTGCGCCGCTTGCACTAAACGCAGGTCAGCGGCGATTTCGTCCAGGGTGAAAATTTGGCTTGCCATTTCTCACTTCCTCCTAATCCGTTTCTTGATCCAATCGAGAGCGCTGCCAGAATCGCCCGTCAACTTCGACATATCAGGCAAGTCCATCTCGCCGGGTGGCGGGGCGTTCTTTTCCTGCTCTTCGGCTTCCTCGATGTCCTCGTCCTTGATGTTGCCGAACATGCCGGTAACAGGAGCGGAGGCCTTGAGTTCCTTCATCGCCGTAGATGGCTTGATGATGTTGGCGTCGACCGCCTTCGTCACCGCGTCGACCTTCTTCGTGGCGATGTCGGCCTTCTCTGGCTCGGGTGCGTCGTCCAGCGTGCGGAACGTGTACTGGAATCCATCGTCCAGCGGCTTGCCAAGTGAGGACATCGACATGACAGCCAGAAGGCGCTGCAACGGCGTTCGCAATTCCTTCTCTTGCCGCTGATGCACCTTCTCATGGTACTGACGGCGCGGACCCTCTCCGGTGTCACTCAGACCGCTCGGCGACTGACCGAACAGGCGTGAAAGCGGAATGCCAGTCGCGCCAGAGAGCTGCTGTGCAAACTGGATCAGCACATCCGACAGACCGGAGAACGAGTATTGATGCGTATCGAACTCGTCGTCAGCGTCGAGGATTGTCATGCCCTCGTTGGTCTGAGCTTCGCGCGTGTACTTGATTTGCGCATTCAGACCGGCAAGAGCGGGGCCGCCGGCAGCGATGATGTCGCGCAGGCCCTTAATCTTCATCACCCGTAAGTGGGCTTTGTAGACCAACTGGCCCGTCCCGACAGATGCGCTATCAAACGCAATCAGACGATCCCATAGCGGCTCAAGTACCGACAAGCCCCAGCCATTCTCAGCCACGCGCTGATAGAAGGGCAGGTCGGCGCCTTCCATGCGGATCACGCGCGAGTAATGAATCTTCGCTTTGGGGATGGCGGAATAGTCCGCGATCACGCTGTAGTAGACCGGCTTACCCATGTCCGGGCCGTAGTCGGTCACAACCTCACCAACGGGCGGCGAGACCATCCATCGATCCAGCACGAGCAGACCCTTGAACTGACCTTTGCCGACCGTCTCAGGTCGTAGCGGCGTCGACAGGTCTTGTCCATCGATCAGCATCACCGCGAGCGAGCCGCCATACAGACGCGCCCACTTGCCGTTTTCGCACAGACGATCCCATATAGCCAGGTTCGTCATGTCCGTTTCTAGCGTGCTGATCTCGTCAGGATCGATGCCCGACATTTCGATACCGCAGCGGGTCATGTCCTCCGGAATCGCATCCACCGCGGCAGCAACGATCCAGGAACCACGATAGGCCGCCTCCAGATTGATCCGGTTGCGGCTCTGATACGAGAGCGCGTAAGAAGAAGCAGACGACTGGTTGTTGGTGCCCCAGCCAACCTGGGCAGCCGCGTTCTGAAAACTATCCGTCGTGCGCTGCGGAGCACTCGATACCGATCGCGCCGACTTCAGCCGAGCCGAATTTTGATTCTTACGCGACATTCTGAGTAAATCCTTTTTTGTGGCTCGAATGCCGTTGGAAGAATCAACCTGCTAGCTTCGCCCATTGAGCGAGACCGCCGCCAATCAGGTGCGAGAACGCGCGAGACAGCGAATCAATCTGGTCGTCAAAGCTGCCGTTCGGGAACATGCGCATTTCATCGATCAGCACTGCGTTCCAGCTGCCGCGAAGCATGACGACATTGCCGACGTTCACTTGCGATGCGAAAGGCTCGGCGCGCGTTACCTTGTCACCAGATTCAGGCGAGGTATCAACTGGATAGCCGACGAGCTCACGCGTCAGATAGAGAACCTGTGTCTTGCCGGCCTGACCGGGGTCTTGCGGGATGCTGATCTTGGTCGACACGCCGTCTTGAGAAGCGGTATTGAGCATCGCTGCATCTCGCTCATCGGGACCGACGCGCAAGCGCACCATGTCTCCGATGACGAATCGCCCATCAGGGAGCCGACCTAACTTTCCGCCGGCCGTGAAGTCGCCATCCGTCGTGCTTGCCAAGTCCCAGCCGCGCACCCATTGGATGTGTCCATAGGGCAGAGCGTCGATGACCTGAATTTGGTCGGGCTTGAAGATGCCGC